AGGCTCTCTAGTGGTTTAAAATAGCTCATGTTATAAACATGATTACCTAAACCGATTACCTCGCCCAAATACATCCATCTGTAATAGTCAGGATCTGTCTCCTTGTAGCGTTCTATCTTCTCAATCATCTGCTTAGACAAAAAACCTAACTTGTCATCAAGGTAGGTGCTGTGATGTATCATGTAAGTTGGATCACTAGCTTTCTCAGCAACCCACTCATTTATCCAGTCGTAAGGATTTCTTGGAGGGTTGTATGTGAAATAGACTTTGACCTCTTTGCCGTTTGGTAGCTCTTGACGGATGAAAGTATCCTCAACTATATCAATGTCCTCACGGCCTGCAAACTCAGCCAATTCCTCAAACCATACGGCCATTACATAGCCTTTGGCTATCTTCTGGGATTTGAGTTTCATTGGATCGTCTACACCGTAGAAATAAAAGGCTGTACCTGTCTTCTTGTGGGTGATTTGTAAGGGAGATTTCCCAAACTTGAACTGATTAGCTAGCCCCATCTCATAGATGGCCCATCTTATCTGCTCATACACTGACATTCTCAAGTACTTGCCTACTTTTCGCAAGACTACCACGTTACCCATAGGATCATTGATAAAGTCATTTACAAGGTCAATAGAGACTACTGATGACTTGGTAGAGGCACGGCCACCCTTGAGCACTATATGGCTCTTGAGTGTGTAGAGGACTTCATCAAATACTGGGTTAATCAGTTTCGCTAGGTTCAGTATTGCCATTATACTCACTCCTATCAAATGTAAATCCAGTAATGACTGTGTCATCCTCATCATTAGAGCCTATCTGTGCTTTGAGGTTTTCAATTTCAAGCCTTAATTTTTTATCAGCTAACTCTAAATCCCTGAAAGCCATGTTGTTCATACCGTCCAAGGCTGAAAGAAAAGCATTAGAGTTTGCTTGTCTCACTCCCTCAATCTCGATACTTGCTCTAGCTTTATTTTTTAGCCATTCGTACTCATTGAAAGCCTGCTCTCTAGCCCACAAAGACATGTTTGAAAATTCTTTTAAAAGTTCCCTGTACCTTATACTAACCTTATACTCTTTTAAAAGTTTACTGGCTCGCACATCCACAGTCTCATCACTCATTTTTTCAGCTTTGTAGGCTTGTCTATATGCTTGTCGTTGAGATAGTCCTGAGATTATCCCTTGGACAAATAGCTCTTGTTTTGGGGTTAATTTATCCACTCATGGACTACCTCCTTTCGGCAAAATAAAAAGCCACTCAAAGAGTGACTTAGCGCAAGTAGACTACAGACTTGCGTGTTAATTAGTAATCATTTTGAAAGTTTTCCTTTTTTTTATTTTTTTGTAGTCATTTAAAACCTCTGAGGGAATCAAACCCTCTAGCTTATAACTTACCTAGGATATAAGTAGCTACGCAATCATGCAAGGTCCAGTCGCTACTGCCGACCATTTAATAAGTTAATGAGTAATTTATGAATGCTAAGCCTATTGCCTACCCCATTTTGGGACACAAAATACTCAAAGGAGAGTGTGGGATTTGAACCCACGGACCGCACATAGGCGACCACCCGTCTAGCAAACGGGCGCATTCAACCTGACTCTGCCAACTCTCCATGTTAAGGGAAGACTTACTGCCTTACCCTTAATTCTTGATACTACCATTTTAACAGATTTTAGACTTCATGCGCACTCACTTTAGCTTATGTTGTCTATGATAGTCTCCTCTAGTTCAGACTCAGCCTGTTTGCGTAATCTGTAATAGGTTGCCTTACTAATTCTCAAATTGTCGCAAATATCCTCAATGTAGGTCTTAGTAATGTAAGTCATTCTAAGGACAGACCTGCTTTTTGGATTTTTAAGCCTGTTGATCATTCTACCTAATTCAAGTTTCCTATTGATAACCTCTTTAGTATCCTGTTCTATAGCCTGTTTCATCACTACAAGCTGAGTATAGACGTCATCAACTTTTCTAGTTTGACCGCCTTGGACTTTGACGTCTGTCCACTTAGGACTTGAGAGCAAACCAGCCTCAAGTTCTTTGATTTCATCTATACGACTTTGAATGTCCATGTCAAGGTCTTGTAATTCTTTCAACAGCTCTTTAGCCTTGTTCACTCTCTATCTCCTTTTTGTGATATAATAATCTTATTGAGAATTTAGCTGAGGCAGAGAGTGTCTTGGCTTTTTTGTTTTAGTAGCTATTAAGTATTTTGATTGTTTCCTCATAGCTTAGATTTACTTTTGCTTTTTGTTCATCGTATCCAAGCCCAAAAACTTTTGGAATTCTGAAGTAAATAATACTAGCGCTAGAATGGTAGCTGACAACCGTGTAGACATGCTTGAGCAAATCTTTTCTGATCGCAATGTTTGGAAATGCTACAAGTTCCAACTTATCTTCTTGAGTTGTTTTCTTTGCCTTTTTAGCTCCTAAGTACGGATATTTTTTAGGTCTCATTCCTTAACCTCCAAAATATCTTTATTTTCATAAATGTTGCCGATGATTTCAAGGCTATCAGCAATCTCTTTAGCATCCTCTTCAAATTCCTCTAAAACTGCACCGTCTGCAATAAATTCAACCCTGCCTTTTTTCTCGACATAAAAACCTAGCGTGTTATGTCTCTTCATACACATAACATCTGGACCATTTGCAATAATATCCCCCTCAAAAATCTCTTTGTTATTTTTGTCAAACAATCCTGTTGATTGCATGATGACTAGATGATCAACAAAAACATAATCTGGGGGGCATACAACGCTTTCTTGTTCAACTACTACAACTTGCCCACTTTCTGTAATTGCAAAAGTATCTTTAAACATTTCTTTTTTTGCGCTATCCCACGCTCTAAATTTTTGTTTCATAATTTCACCTCGTCTCCAATCCTTAAAGTTTCGTAGCTTGTTTGTGTGACTACGAAAATGCCGTAGTTCTGTATTGTGATCGTGTACAGGTCGCCAATCTTCTCCTTGTGGACGACTCTGCCTTTGATTTCTGCGCCTTGATTATCTGCTTTGTAGACTACAATAGGGCGCTTTTCTTCTAATTTCTTAATCTGGATACTCTGCCAGACATTCAATCCAGCAGACAATAATATCCATATTGCGATAAATCGTTTCATTTTACCTCCTTTAAATAATTTTTCCGTCAAAGATCAGGGTAATTGTGCCTGTTCCGTTCTTGTTGTCTGAAACCAGAGCACGACAATCGCCGCTTAATTCAACCCCCTCTATAGTGATACTACGTTGAGACTTATTGACGTGAACGATCGTGTCATTTGATGTCTTAATTCTCATTATCTTCCTCCTCAATTTTAATAACGGCCCTACCGTTTGGGTTTCGTCGTTGATGTGATGTGTAAGTGTAGTACTTTAACATCCTTTCAGTAATTCCTGTTTCGCTACTGATCTGCGCTAATGTCCCAAGCGTAACAAACACATCACCCTGATATAATGCGTAGTCAGCCATCTGCTCCTCATTTCTTTAAATACTCAGGGGTTCCATAACCTCCACCTCTACCTCTATCCGTGGATTTAGACTGTAGAACTTGCCTACATCATGTAGCGCTATCTGATCGTCATCCTGGAAGACGATCCCTGACATACTGTCATAAAGGGCTTTTTCGTAGTTGTCAATGTCAGGCTTTTTGCCTACTGGAATGATTTCATCCAGGAGGGCCTGTTGGTTCTTCTTGACCTTTGAAATATACTGAGGAGGCTTGATATAAAATCTAAGCTGTGCCCTCAAAGCTCCCTCAAGAATAGGCTGCCTCATGTACTGATTAGCAATGAGCAGCTGGCAATGATTGCGCCAGGCTTTCATGCCCTTATCTTCATAAGTCGTAGTAAAACTCCCACGCCTTGCAAATCTTGGCCGTGATTGAGGTCTAGGTTCAATGTTCAGAGTCAATTTCATTCAAGAGCCCCCTTAAATCCTGCCATCTCAAAGAGATTTTCTCTGTTTTCATTTACGAACTCAAAGAATTTCTTAACCTCTTGTAGTGTTTTGATGTTGCTCTTGACTTGTGTCAATGAGGTAAAAAATACATCATTTTTGGGAATTGCCTGAACTTTGCACTTGTAGACTGGTTCAAAAAGATCACCATTCTCATCTAGTGTGGGTGCGGCGTCTTTGTTATCAAAGCTAATGCTCATATCATAATTTAGGGTCGTAACGGCCTCTATTTTTTGTTTCTCAATGATGATAGCAATACGTTCTGTCACATTGATTTTACTTGCCATGTTCTTTCTCCTGTAAAAATTCATTGTAAACCTTAGTGAAAATCTCTATTACTAGGTTTTGTGGAATGTTTGACCGTTCGTTGTATGACTTAGAGAATTTTCCCCATTCAATTTCTTGCTTGATAATGTCATTTTTAAGACCTAAATCAAGATTACTAGCAAACTTTGTGGGTTTCTGCAAAGGGTAGTCATAATTGTTGTAGCGTGTGAGGTTGAGATGTGGGAGCTTGAAATCCATGACATCCTCAATATATTTCCACAAGCGCCCACTTGCTGGGTTCTCTATGATGAAATATTTAGGGTTATACCGCTTGATGATCTCAATGGTATTGAAAGCACAAAGCTCCCCATTGACTCTCTTCATAAATTGACGGTCATACTGATAATTTATATAGGCTTTCTCGTAGTCAGAGGCGTTCCTGATTGTAAACATGCTAGGCTCCCTTTGTGGAGCAAAGAGGCTATCTGAGAGGTCTTCTTGTTTCCAGCAAGCGTTACCCTCGCACATAGCACTAGCATTACTCCAGCTTTCGCATGGTGGGCTAGCTATTATCAAATCAGGCTTTGGCAACTTGTCAAGTTTGTCAAAAAGTGTGTTATCTCCAAATAAGCGCCCATAGTCAGCAAGGTTCAAATTTATAAAATGATCATTCTTGTTTTCTATATCTATTCCGATTGGATAGATGTCAATGTTCGCCCCCCCCGAACTATTCAGAGCTTTAACGCCTTTTGTATAGCTACCATTCCCACTGTCAAACAATGCCCAAACAGTCATTTTTTTGTCTGACATTGACACCTCCTAAAGTGGTAATTCATTCTGATCCTCCCACTTTACAATCCCTGATATAACACAATTCCTATTTACACGGCATGCAAGTGTTTCAGCGTTGTAAATTCCGTGACTTGTTTCTATATACCTGTCATATACATTTTTTATCTGGACTATAGTGTGAAAATCCCCGTTATTGAGGACTTTCACAAAATCGCCTGGCTTAATATCTGATTTTTTCATATTTAGACTCCGATAGTGTTTTTAAAACGGCAAACCGTCATCTGGTAGGTCAAATGGGTTAGGATCGGCAAAAGGTGAGCTATTTCCATTTTGGAAACTGTTGCCTTGCCCTTGTCCGTTCTGACTGTTGCGACTCTCTAGCAGAGCGACGCTCTCAGCGACTACTTCGGTCACATATCTGCGCTGACCATCTTTTTCATAAGACCTCACTTGTAAGCGTCCTGTGAGTCCAATAAGTGAGCCCTTGCTGCAATACTGAGCAATGATGTCAGCTGTACCTCTCCACGCTTGGAAATTGATAAAATCAGCCTCACGGTCTCCATTTTCATTCTTGAAATTGCGATTGACCGCAAGTGTGCCCTGCAAGCTAGATACATTGTTAGGCGTTTTTCGTAGATCAGGAGGCGCTACAAGCCTCCCAACCAATGTGACGTTATTGATCATCCGTTTTGTCCTCTCTAGCGCTACGCTCTCCCAAGAGGTAGCCTAAAAACATCCATAGGATAGCCATTCCAATCTCTTTGATAAAATCATTCATTATTTCTCTCCTTTGCATTCATAACATACATTTTGGCCTACATCTTTTGCCTTGATTATTGATAAGCTACCACATTTCTCACAGTTGATTAAAAAACCTAAACCATTTGAATTGATACTGCTTATATTGTTCTCTGAGGGAACTTTGTAAATAATCAATGCGGATGTATGCCAATATTCAGCACTGACTCCACTATCAGCGACAGCAGACACATTTGATTGAAATTTGATGTCAATCAACTTAATGCCTGGATTTTCGGCAAGCCAGCTATTTATTTGATCGTCAATCGCCTCATGATGTGGATAATCACATGAAAAAAATACAGTTTTAATCATATTCCTCTCCTGGATTGTGCCACCAGACAATCAGGTCATCCTGATTGTCTCTGATGTACTGCTCAAATCTTTCAAAGTGGACGATAGCATGTTTTAAGCGTTGCATACCCTCTCCAGCCTTTGAGCAAAAGCCACAAACTTTAAAGATAGGCTCAATCATGTCAATAATTTCTACGACTTGGCCATCGAGGTTCCAGACGCTATCCTCTCCCACCTTAAAATCTAAGATAAACTCATCCCCTAGGTTGTGGATAACCTGCAATCTCTTGCCGTCCGAGTAGATGGATACGCTGTCAGATACTTTTCTAATTTCCACGACGTTTCACCGTCCCAACTTTCAAGTTATCTTTGAGTTCTTCTTGTTTTAGAGGTTCGATCCAACCAAATTCTGGAACCCAATAGTTTTTTTGATGTTCAAAACCAGCGTCAGACAAAGCTTTTTTAAATCGGTCTTTTTCCTCAATCGTTTTAAAAAATACAGTAAGTCCCATTTTTAGGTTGTATTCATCTGAGCTATTTTCAGCCCCTCTAAGAGTGTTCTGCTCATTTTGGGGGATTTGTTCACCGTCCAAGATTTCGCCTGTCTCTGGGTCAAAATTTGGGGTCTCTGTTGATTTTGGAGCCTGATCTTGCTGTTTGGATTGTTGAGCTGCTAAAAGCTCCTGATTAGCTCGCTCTGCTCGTTCTTGAGATTGTCTGAGTTCTTCCTTTTGCTTTTCAAATTCATAATCAGCTTTAATTTGTTCAAAGACCTCAGCAAGCGTCAAGTCTTTCAGCTGTCTAATGTAAGGTGAGTCAGTCATGCCATACTCAGCACATAACCCTGAAATAGCTGACTTAGCCTTTTCAAATTCTTGCTGTTTCTGAAATTCAAATGTGACCATGTCGTCAAGTGATTTCATTGTGGCTTTTTTAAGCGTCACGCCGTCAGCCATGAAATCGCTAGCCTTGACATAATCAAGGGCCTTTTCATCAAAGAGACGAGGGTCCAGCATGTACTCAGCTGATTTGTTGGCTAGATAGCCTTTGACCGTGTCAATTCTGACAGCCTTTTGATGATCTTCAAATTCTTTGACATCACCAGCGATTTTGGAGATGATGTCTTTTAGAGGCTGGATGGCATTCTTGACATACTTGTCAAATTCGTCAGCTGGTTCAGATAAGACTTTCTTATTTCTGATCCGTTCATCAGAAACCTGCTTGTCTAATTTTCGTAGATCGGCAAGTGTCTGCTTGTCATCCTTGATAGTTGCAGCTGTAACTGTGTAATTTTGATACTTAGTCACAACGTCATTGATATTCTGCTCAAATTTCTCACGGTCAATGATTTCAACCTGTGCCTGTGTTACTTTTACCTGTAATTCTTGCATGTTGTCCTCCTAGTACTCTAGCTCACCATCTAGCAACTCGCCCTGGATTGGCTCCTCACTTTGAGCAGGTTCAGGATCTGTGTGGGCTTGCTCTTTGTTAAATTGCTCAATCTGAGCCATCTTGCGTGCAATTACATCCTCTTTGCTCTCTTGAGGTGTCACATCCTTGATACGGTCAAATGTTTCTCCACCGTCGTCCTCTGTGTACATATTCCCCAAATCCTCAGGAAAAGCCTCTCTAAGAGCGTTTACTAGGGCTGTTTTTCTGATCATAGTAGCTGGCATGCTGTTCCAGGTGCTTTGTTTCTTGTTGTATTCTTCAAGAGATACCTGAATTTCTACAGGTACTTTGAAATTTTTGCGATAGACTCTAGCCCAACCGCCTACCAAGGTATCACCAGGTAGCATAAGAGCCCCTTTGCGTTCGTGCATAACGCCATCTTTATCTACAGCAACCACGCCAGCCTCAAAGCCTTCATAGTTTTTGCTCTGAGCCGCACGTTTCAAGAAAGCCTCTTTAGAGACAATCAAGCTGAACTCTGTCCCTCCATTACGGTTTTTATAGGCTACAATGTAGACCTCGTTAGCTAAAGGGTTTAGATTACGCCCTTTAATGAGTGACAAAGCTTGTCCCACCTGTTTCTCAGTAAGTAAATTCTGAGGATCAAAGTAACGTTTGATGTCTTCAAATGTCCAGTCAAGGGCATTGACAGAAATGTCACGTTTAGCCTGTTGTGTTGATAATTGATTATTAGTCATTTTTTTCTCCTTATACTGTATAAAGCTCTTCGCCTGTTTCATCGTCGCAAATTCCTAGACCACCTAGCGCTCTATAATTTTGTGCAACTTGGTTCCAGTAGCTCATGTTTTGATAATATGTTGACTCTGAAATTTGTTCGTAACTCATTTTCTTCTACCTCTGTTGTGTTTTAAGTTCCAATTTTCACGCTTTAAGCGGTTGTTTTCGTTCATAAGTGAGACTATTTTGTCCTGTTGTTCGTTGATAATAGTGCCCAACTCATGACAAGTGTCTAACTGCCTCTTTCTCCAGTGGACATTGTCCTCATAGTGTTCTCTATTCATAGGCTAACAATCTCCCACATAGATCCATTGACCAGCGCTGAAAACCCAATCAGCTGGGTCACGTTCTTCCCTGGGTTCAGGAGGCTGCAAGTAATCACGATCATAGTCAAAGGTGCCAAATAGTCCTCTGTCCATGTGCTACCTCCTACCCTGCCATGTCTTGATAGACATCAATTAGGCGCTGTTGCATTGCGACTGTGTCAGCGTACTGTCTGCGACTACGTCTAAGCTCCATGTTTTCCTCAGAGAGCTCTTTTAATAAGTCGTTTTGTTGTTTGATGATGGTTTTAAGCTGTTTGTTTTCGGCTTGGAGAGTTCTGACATCAATTAGATTGCTGTTTGATTTTGATTGTCCATCACCCCAAAGGTCATCTAGTCCAAAAAATTCTTTTAGTTTTGCTAACATTATTCTTCCTCCTTATCATCTTCTTTCATGTTCTCCTCAATAGCCTCTTGAGGGCTCATTCCATCTAATACATCCTTGATGACATGTGAGATGTCGTGAGTTACTTTCAATGAAATTTCTAACTCATTAGGTAGTCCCAAAAGTTTTACTGTTAGCAATCCAAGCATGGATAATCTATGTAGATCTTCTTGTAGCTGTTCAATGCGTTCAATTTTTTCTTGTTGTGCTTTGATAATTTGGTCTTTGTCAATCATGATTTTTCTCCTGTGGATAACTCAGTTATCCTTTTCTTTATTTAGATTAGTAGTAGTTTGTTGTAAGTTAGTAATTATTACTAAATTAGTGCCGTAAGGCTTAGATTATTGTATAGTTAGTACTTGTTGTATAGTTAGTATTTATTAGAGGGCAATTTTACACATGGCAATTTTACACATGGCAATTTTACACATGGCAATTTTACACATGGCAATATTTTCCAACTGTATTTTTAAACTCCGTCATCTGTGGATAACTCTTTCTCAAGATTGTTTTTTAGATACTCAAAGTAATCATCTGAAATAGGCATGTCTGAAAAAAATCTATGTACTGTGACGCCTTTGCCTCTGCCTAGTCCTAAGCGGTATACTCTGAGATAGCCTGCTTTCTCTAAAAGCTTAAAGTGCTCATCTACGGTGCGCCTGCTTATTCCTAGACGTCGTGCAATCTCGTCAGGATACACAACCCAATCAGACTTATTAGTCAATATGACTGCCAAAATCCCTATTGTGGCTGGTTTCAGTTGCTTATCTTGAGTGAAAGTGTTATTGATAGATGTGTAGTTTTCGTGAGTGTTCCTGATTATGTACTGCATACCTCATATTTGAGCCCCTTTCTGTAACTCTTACTTGTGCATTCCTAAAATGATGTCATAGTAGGAATGACTAGCAGGGATGACATATCCTGTCAGATCGTCGACTTGAGAACCATCTGCCATGATGTTTACAATCCGTGGCTCCCATTCCTTTTTTACTGTTTTCATGATATAATTACCTCGTAAAGTATTTTGCTTAGTCCCTCAAAGGAATTGCCGTTCCAGAGGGGCTTTTTTTAGCTTGTCAAACGTTCCTGATTTAGAAACTTATTGATGAAATATTGCTGACCCTTACCAGTGACAAGTGGTGTCTTGCTAACTGTGATGTGGCCGTCAGCGTGTGTGATACTGGTTTCTTTGACTCTGATGAGTCCCATTTCTACGCTCTTTTGTGTAGGCATGTTCCAGTCACGCCCATTGCGCTTGATGAGATATCCATGAGCTCTGAGCCAATTAAATAAGCGATTAGCTCCCATGTCTACCCCATTCTGCTTGAGTAGCTTTGCAAGCTCTCCAACTAGGATAGATGTGTGACTAGCACTGACTGCCTCAGCAAAGAGTACTTTAGGACGATCAGCCTCAATCTGAGCCTCCAGCTTGTGGACTTTCTGATCAGCCATGAGCAATGCTCTTGCCATGATTTTCTCAGGGCTATTAAAGTCTTTCTCTACTTGTATAAAGTATTGTCTGACTTGCTTGCCTCGCTCCGTTCGCTGGATCATAGCAATTTCTTTGGCCATGTCTAGCTTGATGATGTGGTCTACTTTATTGTGACCACCTCGCCCTGTTTGCTGCTCATTTTTGAGAAGCAAAAAATCTTGATTTTCTGCAAAGCCATAGTCAATCATTCGATTGAACCAGTCGGCATATTTTGTTTTGACATCTAAAGCCTCATGTAGTTGTCTACCTGACACTATTGGCTCATGGTTATCATTCAGAGTTACGTTGATGAGTTCATTCATGTTTACTCCTTTCTTTTGCGGTTAAACCGCAATCTTATGTAAAAAAATAATGTCATCAATAGACACATCAAAAGCAGTAGCGATTTGATAAGCCTGCGT